TACTGAAGTTGGTGAAAGAGAAGCACGGATTCATGGTGAGGCAGTAGGCACTTCTGATAAAAATGCAAGGATTACTGGTCAAGATACAGATAATTCAGGGCGAGAAGCTAGGATAACTGGTAAAACATTCACTTCAGAAAGAGATGCACGAATTACTGGACAGGATACAGGAAATAGTGATAAACAAGCCAGAATTACAGGTCAAGATACTGCTCAAGATACAAAGGAAGCTAGGATAACTGGTGAAATCACAGATAATTCAGATAGAGAAGCAAGGATTCATGGGCAAGTAACTGATAATAGCAATAGGTTGGGTAGGATTCATGGTAAAACTACTGGTATCTCAACTAAAGAGGCTAGAATACATGGGCAAACCACAGAAGATGAGGTAAGGGAAGTTAGGATAACTGGTAAAGATACTGCTAATTCAGAGCGAGATGCAAGGGTTTATGGACAAGATGTTGCCCAAGATACCAAAGAGGCTCGAATACACGGGCAGACAACGGCTAACAGCGTTAGAAACGCTAGAATAACTGGTCAGGTATCTGATAATTCAAACAGGTCAGCTAGGATAACTGGTGAGGCAGTAATTAGTGGAAGAAATGCAGTTATTAAGGGTATGGCTGTAATCTCAAGTGAAAGACTGGCTACTGTTACTGTAGTAGGGATTGGCTCAGAAAGAAGTGCAAGCATAGTTGGTGCTAAATGTCCTTGGTTTGAAAAAGAAGATATTGATTGGCAAAGTAAAGATGAAGTTGATTGGTTTACTAGGGTTAAAAAGAAGATTTATAGACAATCAAGAAAGATTATTTGCAATGAATGATGTTATAATTTGAAGGAGGTGTTTAATTTATGGCAAGCAGACGAAGATACACAACCAGCGATGAAATATCAGAATACGCTGATATTATAATTGATGATAGCACTGAAGCCGATGACCAGATAAGTCAGGCTGAAGAAATGATAGATGCTTACGTTGGTTTTCAGAATAAACATATTAGAGTTAAATATGAAGGCATGGCTACAGGTGGTACAACTACTACCTTGCTTGATACTTCTAGCGATTCACCACTTGGCTACAACGATAATTACTTTAATTATTGTGAAGTAGAAGTAGTAGCTGGTACAAATGTAGGTGAAATCAGACAAATCGCTTCTTCAGATGGGTCAGCTAATTCAATCACAGTTAACACAGCTTTTACAGCAGCTATTGATTCAACTTCTGTTTATATAATTAGGCAATTAGGTAAATTCCCAAGAGTAGAAGATATTTTTACTAAGATAGTTGATAGTGAATCAATTTACTACAAATCAATTCCTGAAGCAGTTAAAAGGGCTGTTGCTGCTCAACTCCAGTACATAATTGAAAAAGGTGTCGAGTTTTTTGCAGGAGCAACTGATAAAAGTTCAGAAGTTATTGGCGATTATCAATATACAGTTAAAAAAGGTGCTGAAAGACTAATTGCACCTAAAGCTCGAATGTTGCTTAAAGGCATTATGAATAGAAAAGGGAGGCTGGTAGCATGAAGCATTTGTTTAGACAAACAGTAACTTGCTATCCTACCCCAAGTAAAGATGAATATGGCAGAGAGAGCTTTTCAGCAAGCACAGCTTATCGAGGCAGATTTGTCTTGAAATCAATCATTATCATTGATTCTAAAGGTGAAGAAGTCCAAGCTGACGCTGTTTGTTACTTGCCAAATACTGTTGCTGATTTAGATGTCGGGGATAAAGTTGAATATAACAGTATTTCTTATAGGATAATTAAACTAGAGCAACCAATGGATGATTTGAGTGTTAAGTTTATAAAAGTTACTTTAAAGAAAAAGTTATGAAAATAGTTTGGGATACTAAAGATTTTGATATAAAGTCAGCTAAAGCAACACCTGCCATGATTCAAGTTGCAAGTAAAGCAGTAGGCGAAGCAGGAGATGAGCTTTTAAGGCTGTCTGCTTTAGAAGTGCCACATGATACTGGTCATCTACAAGGTACTGGTAAAGTCAGTAAAAAAAAATTAGAAGCAGCAATCAGCTATAACACGCCTTATGCTGTTAGATTACATGAACATCCAGAATTTAAGTTTCAGAAAGGTAGGAAAGCTAAATATTTAGAAAGTCCACTTAAAAATAATGTGGGTGTATTTAAAAGCATAATTTCTGAAAGAATTAAACAAGGATTAAAATAATGCCATCGGGAGTTTATAAACACAAACCACATTCTGAAGTAACTAAAAAAAAGATAGGCATTACTAATAGAAAACAACAAAAAAGATTATGGCAAGACCCAGAACATAGAAAATATATGATTGAAGCTTTCGGTAGAATTATAAAAAAATAAAAGTTTTCTAAGGATGTATTAAATGGCAAACAAACCAATAGACAATCTAGCTAAATATTTAGAAGACAATGAAATAGGTACGTTGGCTGAGGATTTATTCAAAGCCTATTTACCTGATAAGCCCAACGATGTAGTTGTGGTTTATGACACAGGTGGATTTGAGCCTGATGTTTATTTACCAACTGGAGTACCCACTTTTCAAATCTTTGTTAGAAGTACAAATTATACTGCTGGCAAAGCAAAAGTAGATGCAATAGTAGCCCTTGTTAATAGGAAGGCTAATCTTCAATTAGTTTCAGGCGGTGTTTATTTTTACTACCTGACTTTAATGAGTGAGCCAGTCCATATTGGCAGAGATGAAAATGAGCGTGATGAGTTTAGTATTAACGTAAGAAGCATGATTAGAAGATAGTTTGTGTTAAAATAGGTATTAAGTATTATGATAAAAGTAGATGGCAAAGTATATAGAGAGTTTAGATGTACTAAATGCAGGAATCTGCTTGCTTTAGAAAATATTTATGCGGGCAGACTACAAATTAAGTGTCCTAAATGCAATACTATGAATAATATAAACTTTAAGACAACTAGAGCAGAATTATTAAAATTAGCTAATAAAACTTTTAAGGAGGTGAATAATTAATTATGGCAGCAGACATTACAAATGTAAAACTAGGTGTTTGTAATATTACTTTCAACGATGTTGATTTGGGTCATACCAAAGGCGGAGTTGTTGTAACTTACACTCCAGAATATCACGATGTTACCGTAGATAAATTTGGTAATACTATAGTTGAGAAAGTGCTTATAGGTGAAAAATTGACAGTTAAAGCACCTATAGCGGAAGCAACTATGTCCAATTTAGCAGTCGCTATGCCTGTAACCTCAGGCGATACAAGCAAGACTACTATTGGCGACCAAGTTGGTACAGCGTTAGCAACTTTAGCCAAACAATTAGTGCTTCACCCTATTGCTAACGATGCAGCAGACTTATCAGAAGACGTTGTTTTGTATAAGGCAATAGTTGGAAGTGAAATTGCATTAGATTACACATACGATGGTGAAAGAATTGTTGAAGTTACTTTTGAAGCATTGTTAGACGAAAGCAGAAGTGCAGGAGACTATCTAGGTTTAATTGGAGATTCAACAACTTAATAAGTAATTAGCATTTGAGACAGGTAATGTCCGCCAATTACGACTATGAAAAGTATAAATGTAAAAATTAATAACAAAGACGTTGTTATTAAGAAACTACCTCTTGGTAAATATGCTGAGGTATTAGGTGCGTTAGATAAACTTCCAACAAAAGTTGGAGATTTTGATAAGTTATCTCAAGATAAAATTATTGCATCTTTACCTAAGCTAATATCCGAGTCCTTCCCTGAATTGATTAAGATTATTTCTATTGCTTCTGGTGTTTTAGAAGAAGAATTAACTAATGAGTATGGATTAGATGATGTTACCCTTTTGATTAAGGGTATTTTTGATGTAAATGACTTTAACTTAGTAAAAAAAAATATTCAGGGGCTACTCAAAAAAAAGGAGGTAGCCAAAAAAGTAGGTACTGGCTTGAAAAAGTAATAGACACTTTTGCAAATGAGTATGGTTGGACAAAACACTATATCTTAGAAAAGGTCTATCCTGATGAAGCATTAGTAATGTTAGATTTGATTAGACAAAGAAACAATCAAAACTACTTAATGCTGTTAATGATTGCCCAAAATCCTTATACTAAAGAGCCACAAAGACTTAGTGATTCATTAAGGGATAATGTTAGGATGACAGCAATTAGCGATGACATAAACAAAACAAGTGAGGTTTTAGATAAAGATGGGGTTAAAAAATTGAAAAGATTATTAAAGAAAACTCCTAAATCAAGAATGGGAGCAAAATAATATGAATTTAGGCACACTGATAGCCAAAATCAAAGCAGATACAACTGGTTTTAAAAAAGGACTTACAGGAGCAAAGAAAGATATAAAATCCTTTCAAAAAACGGTAGGTTCTAGTATGCAAAAAGCCAAGACTTCATCTTTAATGGTAGCTGGTGCTATTACAGCAATTGGAGTTGCTTCTTTTAAATTAGGAGATGTTGCTGGTAAATATGAAAGCATAAGAGATGCTTTTGGCTCAATGACTAAAGAGATGGGTATTGGTGTTGAAGATTTTGAAAAGAAAGTTGCTGACGCTTCAAGAGGTACATTAGATAGATTAACTATTCTTCAGGGTGGTACTAGGGCTTTATCTCTTATAGGTAGAGAAGCCTTCTCAGATTTTGGCAATCAGTTTGCTCAAATGGCTGCTCTTTCTAAAAAGGCAGCTAGGGCTACTGGTCAAGAGGTAACATTTATGTTTGATTCATTAATTACTGGTATGTCTAGGGAGTCTAAAATGATTTTGGATAACCTAGGAATCACAGTAGATTTGACTCAAGCTAAAAAAGATTATGCTGAAGAATTGGGTAAAAGTACAGAAGAATTAACGATAAGTGAAGAAAAAACTGCTGTTTTAAATCACACTCTTGAAAAATTAGAAGAAACTTATGGCGATGTAGCAGTTTCAGGTGGTGGCTTTGCTGGAGCAATGTCAGCATTAAAAACTTCGATTACTAATGCCAGTATTGAGATAGGTACTGCTTTGTTACCAGCCTTAAATCATTTGGTTAGGATACTTACTCCACTTATCGAAGAATATATACCAAAACTTATTGGTAGGATGAAAAGCATTATTGATTGGCTTAAACAAAATGAATGGGCTGTTTATGGTTTAGCAGGAGCAATCATAGGAGTATTAGTCCCTGCATTTTATGCTTTGGCTGTAGCAATATGGACTGCAATGACTCCACTCCTTCCATTTATTGCTATAGGTGTTGCCATAGGATTAGCTATATGGGGAATTATAGAAGTTGTAAAAATACTTATTAAGGAGTGGTCAAAGATGGTAAAGATTTTTGAGCAACTCCCTGGCAAAGAAGTAGTGGCATGGGGAGTTAAAATGAAAAAAGCTTTTGAGGACTGGATAGAGGAAACATCAAAAAAAGTAATCAAATTTTTTCAAACACTTCCAGAAAAGGTAAAAAAAGGACTCGAGAAGCTAGTAGGGATAATGATTGATTACAATGTTAGGACTTTAGAAAGATGGGGTACTCATTTAATAGAATTAGAAGAAAAAATTAGAGTTTGGTTTGAAGAATTGCCTGGTAAAGTAGAGACTTGGTTGATTACAACAGGGGAAGTGATTTCAGCTTGGTGGGATGAAACAAAATTGGCTATTGTAAATAAGTTAATGGAGTGGGGAGAAGCCATTAAAGTTTGGTTTGAAGAATTGCCAAATAGAATAAAAGAATGGCTATCTTCAATTAAAGCAGCATTTTTAACTGGGTGGGATGAAATTAAAACAAATACAGTACAAAAATTAACTGAAATAAAAGAAGGTATAAAACTATGGTTTGACAATTTGCTGGTGAGTTTTAAAGAATGGTTCACAAATCTAGGTAAAGTAACACCTAAAAGCATTGTAGAAGGATATGAGTCGGAGCGACTTTCAATGGCTGGCAAAATAGTTGCTTATATATTAGGATTTATAGGTTTAGTATTGATTACTTTAGTTGTAGGATTTATTGATGTAGCAATAAAAGCTACCACAGCATTACGCAAGAAGTTAATAGAAGGACTTGAAAAAGTAAGGGCTTGGGCTATAAAGAAAATTGGTGAGATAGTAACTGGTGTTTATAATAAATTTCTTGAGTTGCCTGGTTTAATAAGAGATGCAGCTAGTAAAATTAAAAATGCTCTTATTCAGCCATTTAAAAATGCTTGGGATTCTATTAAGGGTTGGCTTGATAAAATAAATCAAGGAATAAAAGATGCACTTGATAAAGATACAAAAGGGAGTCTTTCAATTCAACAAACATTAGACGAAACTGTTGCTGCTGTTAAAAACGCTTATAGTGAATTAGGAAATATAGCTTTACCTTCAATGTCTAGAACAGTAACACCAGCAATAGCACCAGTGGCTACTGCTACCAGGGGAGTAGTACAGCATAATAAAATTGGACAAGTTGTGATTCAAGAGCCTATGGATATTGATACTTTTATGCGAAGATTAAGTTTTGATTATAGAACTAGAGGAGATTTAGGATGATAGAAACTATAGTAATACCAAAAGCCAGTGATGGTAGCGATTTTACCATTTATACCAGTGCAGGTTATGCTACTTTATTGGTTGGACAAGATGGGTTTAGTAGTCCAGCAACTAGGATTGTTAGAGATGACTACCCAATTAAGCATGGTGGGGAATTAATCAGCCAATATTATAAAAAAAGAAGAATTGTTTTAAGGGGTATGCTTCTAAAAACCACCAAGGCTTTGTTTATGAGCCACAGAAGGGATTTAATAGATGCTTTTACTTTTAACAACGCTGAAAAAACAATGGTGGTTACTTTAATGGATGATACAGTGATTCAAATTGCTGTTATTGGCATATCTGAATTAAGGATGTCTCAAAAAGGGTTGATGGCAGAGTGGGAAATTGAAGTTGAAGCTAATGACCCTATCTTTTACAGCAATACCCTTAATTCTGAGACTGGCTATGTTACTACTATTGCAGGTGGGGCTACTATACCTGCTACGATTCCCCTGGCTTTATCTGGTGGAATTACTAATGAATTAGAGATTACTAATAGTGGTAATGCTAAAGTTTATCCTACTTCTTTTCAAATTCATGGTCCTGGGACTAATTTTGTCATTGATAATAGAGAAGCAGGAGAAGCTCTTTATTACAATGCTGAAATTCCTGATGGAAGTTATGTTGATATAGATTTTAAAACGAGGACTGCTTTATTAAATGGATTAACTAATGTTTATACAAATATTAGCGGAGATTTTTGGAAAGTAGGGATAGGAACAAATACTATCACTTTAACTGTTGGTACTGGAAGTGAAGCTGGTACTAGAATTGAAATTAGCTGGCGTGATGGCTACTGGGGGGTGTAGTGATTAAATATCAAATAAAAATTACTGATTTAGATGGAAATGAGCAAGGGGAATTTGAAAACTTCAAAAGCCTTTACTTTGACCATGTTTTAAACAGGGAAGGTAGTTGTAAATTTAAGGTTAGGCTAAGCGATAACAAACTAAATACAAGCATGATTCAGCTTGGTAAAAGGGAAGTCCATATTTATAGGGAAAACACTAAAGTATGGGGTGGAAACATAATCCTTTTACAAGGGGCTTTAAGTAAAAATAATGATGATGTAACTATTTATGCTAAGGGCTTTTTTGACTTATTTAAAACTAGATATACTGGAGCTTTAAGGGAATTTTCTTCTACTGATGCAGGAGCAATAGCATGGACATTGATTGATGAAAGTCAGAGTTTAACTGATGGGGATTTTAGTATAACTGAAAGTGATATTGACACTTCTGTTGATAGAGATAGGACTTATCAATATAAAAATATTTATGATGCGATTATTCAATTATCAGAAGTAAAAAATGGGTTTGATTTTGAGATAACTGCTGCTAAAGAATTTAAAGTCCATTATCCACATAGGGGTGATGATTTATCAGACAGTCAGGTTTTAGAATGGGGTAAAAATATAGAAAAGATTAGTAGGTTTGAACTTGATTTTAGCGAGCCAGCTAATCAAATAACTGTTTTAGGGTCTGGTCAAGGCGAAGCAATGAATACTGCTACTAGGACTAATACAACCATGAGGAGTGCTTATAAATTAAGGCAGTTAATTTATCCTTATAAAGATGTAGAAGGCATATCGTTTTTAGAAGCAAAAGGTGATGAATTATTGATAAAAAAAGCCCATGTTAGAAGTGAATATGAGGTTGTCCAAAAAGCAGAAAGCTATCCTACCTATGGGATTTTACAGATAGGCGATTGGATTAGGATAAAAGTAAGCTATAATCTGCTAGAATTATTTGATGTAGTTAAAATAAGAAAACAAGGAGTTTATGTTAATGGAGGAAAAGAAGTTATGGTTTATAACTTCCAATACAACTAATGCCACTAAGTCAATTTGATTATATTTTAAACAAGTTAAAGGATTTTGAAGGCAGGTTAAAAAACATGGAGGCTTTTAACCAAGTCAAAAAGATTATCCTACAAGATGATACTGGAGAAAATAGGATTTTATTAGATGGGATTGAAGGGGAATTTAAGATTTCAGAAGCTGGATATGATGTAGTAACGTCTGCTGATGCTAACCTTTTAATTAGGGTTGGAGCTAATATCTTTTTAAGACTAGGAGAATTTGCTTATGCTGTTGACCCTGGAGAAAGACAGTGGACTCCTAATACTGCTTGGACAAATATAAGTGCTACTCAATTTAAAGTAAATGGAGACAGTTTTAAATTTACTAAGGTTTACTTTGAAGTGTTAGGCTGTGTAGAAACTGGTGGTAGGACTGGTTATTATAGAATTTATAATGTTACTGATAGCGAAGCCTTGGCTGACTCAGAAGTTTCAACTACTGCTGTTTCCAATGTAGGGGAAGCGTGGATAAATGCAGAGATTATGAGAAGCGGGGCATTAACTATCCCATCTGGAGAAAAAGAATATAGATTACAATTTCATCAAAACGTAGCAGGTAATGGGGGTGATACTACCCAGTTTTTTAAAGGAGGATTATATTATGCACAAGATTAAAACAGGAAAAGAGATAATTAAACTTTTTGAAAAAGAAACTGGCAAAAAAGCCTTAAAAGGAAATGTAATCACAAAACAGTTTTTAAAATGGCAAGATAAAAAAGGCATTTTTGCATTATCTGAAACAGTATCTAAAAGTATTTTAGAAAAGATTACTAATTTAGAAAATAGAATTAAAAAGTTAGAAAAAGCTAAGAAATAATGTTAAGATAAAAGAGAGGTGTTTAATTTATGGCACATTATGTAGCGATTAGAAATCAAATGACAAACTGTCAGGATAATGACCTGATGACCTTGGCTAGAGATTTATTGGGAACTAATTCAGGAATAAGGGATAGTGGTCATTATTTAGTAGCTGAAAAAGACCCTGTGGCAATGGCAGTTGGAGTAGCGACTGGCGTAGCCTATGTTTATTCTTCTTCTCTTGGTATCCACATGAGGACTAATTTAGACACTGCTGTTACTAAGACTATTGATTCCAATTCTTCAGGCTCTACTAGAATTGATATTATCTGTATAAAAATTGATACTGCTGCAACTGCTGATGCTAATGCTTCAAATATTGCCAGCGTTGATGTAGTTAAAGGGACTCCTGGTGAAGGTGCACCATCTACCCCTGCTAATTATTATAAGTTAGCTGAAGTTAGTGTTGCTGATGGCGAAACTGAAATCACTGATACAGAAATTACTAGCAAAAGCAGTCAAATAATTCAACTTGCTGGAACAGATTTAGATATTCCTACAGGAGGAAAAGTTAATCTTCCTAGTGGTGGTAACATTGAAGAAGCGGATACTGACCCTTATAAAACTATTGACTTATACCCTGGATTTTTAAAACCAACTGCCACTGATGGTTGTGCGGCTTCAACTCGAAGTGAAACATCAGGACAAAAGATTTGCTATGACACTTTAGATTTTGACAAAGATGCTGATGAATACGCTTATGCTTGGGTGCATATGCCTGATAACTGGGATGGTCTAAAAATCCAATTTAGGTTTATTTGGGAAGTTACTGGTGGAGGAGCTGCTGAAACACTCGTTATGGAGTTATCAGGTAGAGCTTTTGCTGATAATGACGCTTTAGACCAAGCAGTAGGAACTGCTATTGAAGTTGAAGATACCTGGCACGCTGATGAAGACGAGCATATCTCGCCTTGGTCTGGTGATGTTACTTTAGCTGGTACTTTAGCAGGAGGACAAGAAATATACTTTTTGATTATGAGGGATATTACATCAGATGATTTAGGCGGAGATGCCAAAATAAAGTGTGTGCAGATTAGATATAAAGAGAAACAGTATAATCATTATTAAAGGTAATTGTGGCACAATGGCTTTCAAATGAACGATGGGGTAATGGAGCTGATGGAGCTTTAAACATTACTGAAGATACTACTGAAGTTCCAATAGACAGTTCTTGTAGTGGTTCAGCTGCTGGAACTGAATTATCAGCTACCAATGCTTCTTTTGAGGCTAATCAAATTGTTTTAATTCACCAATTAAGGGGGACAGGGGCAGGACAATGGGAATTAAATGTAATAAGTGGTTACGTTGAAGGAACAATTACTACCAAATATGATTTGACTTACACATACACCGATGATGGTGATTCACAGGCTCAAGTTAGGGTTTTGAAACAATATTCTTCAGTTACAATTGCCAACACAAAAAATTACACCTCTAAAGCCTGGGATGCAAATGTAGGCGGAATTATAGGATGGATGTGTAATGGAATAACAACAGTAACTGGAAATGTAATAGCAGATACCAAGGGCTTTCTAGGAGGAAGCGACCAAACAGCTCCAGGTGGCAGTGGTTATATTGGATATACGGGAGAAGGAACAGGCGGTGCAAGGAATACAAGACAACAGGCGGCAAATGGAAGCGGTGGTGGTGGAGGGACTTTTTCTGGCAGTAGTGAGGGAGGTGGAGCTGGAGGAGGTCATGCTGCTGCTGGTACTGCTGGAAACGATGATAATGGTGGCAAGGGTGGTGTAGCTGGAGAAGCCAAAGGAAGTGCTGACTTAACAACAATGGTTTTTGGAGGAGGAGGAGGAGGAGGAGGAACAACCAATACTAGCAATAGTGGTGGTGGTGGAGGAAATAGTGGCGGAATGGTGGCGATTTTTTCAAACGATATTGTAATAACAGGGACAATTAGTTCTGATGGTGGTGATGGTGACACTTCTGGACACAGTGATATTGCTGGAGGAGGAGGAGGAAGCGGAGGAGCGGTTTTAATAAAGGCTAATACTGCAATATTGGGGGCAAATTTAATAGACGTAGTTGTTGGTGATGGAGGAGCTGGTGCTGCAGCAGCAAACGGAGGACCTGGTGCTGTAGGGAGAATAGCATTACACTATGGAACATCTTATACTGGTTCAAGCACGCCAAGTTTGGATGCAACCCTAGATAATGATTTAAGACCAGTAGGTGGCAATGTAGTGCTTATGAGTGGAGGAGTATGTGCAGGATAAGGGGGTGTTTAATTTATGGCAAAACAGAAGTTTTTTAATTTCAATACCTTTGATGCTACAGACTTAATAGCAGCAATTACTATTATAGGTGGTCTTATTTTAATGGGACTTGGTATTAATTCAATAGTTGGTGGGCTTTTAACCTTAGTTGCAGCCTATTATTTTGGAGTTAAGAAGAATGGTAAGGATAATCAATAAAGCCCGTTAAGCGATGGCTAAGAGCCTTATAACACGCTTTTAAACAGCCACTCGCAGGATTTCTTAAATAATCAGATAATCAAAACCACTTTGAATAATTATCATTAAATTGGACTTGATATTTACTTTAATATAAACTAAAATATGAATAATTAACAGAAAGGATGTAAGTTGATTTCTTAAAAGTAACAATTTATAATATAAGCAATGATTAAAATATTAGGGATTAAATCACTTTTTTTGTCAGGTTGTCTAGTTAAAGTAGGCAACCCTAATAGCCTTAATCAGGCTAGGCAATCTGGCAAAGTAAGTGATTTTTTTATTATTAATTAGGAGGTACTATAACAAATGTCAAAGTACCTCAAGAAAGGATAAAAGTCTGGACAATCCAAATGTCATAAGACAATTATTCGAGGAGTTTCAGGAAAAGCCCATTGCCTATCAAAGAGTTTATTCAGAGATTACAGGCAGTGTAGTAGCAGGTTTAGTGTTATCACAATTAGTTTATTGGGATAAAACCATGAAGCATAAGTGGTTTTATAAAACAGACCAAGACTTTTCAGATGAGTTAGGAGTTAGTGTTTATGAGCTAAGAGCAGCCAAAAAGAAGATTAAAGAGCTTAAATTGGTTGAAACAAAGCTAAAAGGTGTGCCAGCAAAGACTAATTATAAGGTAAATATTGATTTATTAATCAATAAAATTGTCAGTTTGCGTAAAAGTCGTAAACTAGATTGTGTAAAAACCACAAACAAGATTAAGGGAAAATCGCAATCTATTACAGATAATAATACAGATAATAAATCAGATATTAATAATTATAATTTATCGCATGATAAATCAGCGATAGCAAGTAAAAATAAAACAATTAAGAAGACGTATAAGAAGAATTACAAACAAGCACATCCTATAAGCCAATTTTTAGATGAATACAATCACTTAAAGGATAAAGAAGTCTTAACTGAAGCTATTAAATACTACATTGATTGTTATGGCGAGAAGGTTGGCACTACACCATCAAACATCAAGGTAGCTCAATGGCTTAAAGTAGAAACCAACTTAAATGCTTTTCAAGATGAAAATGGCTTAGGTGAAGATGATTGGATATTATTATTAGAGCAATGGTTTAAAAAGATTAAAGACACAGATTTCAACATAATCCATTTTGCTACAGGTGAAATTATGCAAAATTGTCTTTTTAATGCAGGATTATATAATTAGCACTTTCAATGATTAATCATTGATTTGACATTTGACTTAGATTTTATTAAAATATAATTGCTTCAGATAGAAACTTCTTTTTTATCTGACGCAACCATATTTAGTAGGCTTTACCTCCTACTAAGTCCTTTCTAGCGTAGGTTTTGCTAAACGCCTACGGCTAAAACCTTTTACTGCTGGTAGTAGCACTCACCAGAAAGGTTGAAAGAAGTGCTTAGATTTAGATTTAGAATGAAGGGGTGGGCGTTAGAAATAACTCTCACCCTTTTATATTCAACTACTACTTGACATTGACTTTAGAATAGTTTTATAATAGGGTAAATCAAGAAAGCGGGTAAATATGAAGATAACTCAAACAAAGAAAATCAAATTCACTTATGAAGATAAGAAGGATAGAGGTGTTACTTTTTCTACTATTAAAAGAAAACTAACTCACATTCATTGGGATTTGCCTTATGAAAAGGGCTTAGATGATTTAAGGTTTCAATCCAGAGCGATTACTAGATTTTTAAAGGATATTAAAAGATGACAGATATATTTAAAGATGATAATTGGGCTGAAGTAGAAATCTTTAGGATAGTTAAAGATGAATTACCTAATGAAAAAAATTCTAAAGGTTTTAATATTAAAAAAGAAACAGCTAAAGCATTAAGAATCTTGGCAAAAGAGCTAATGAATAAAGATGAAAGCAAATTGCCAAATAGATTCAATGTAGCTTCAATTATGTATTATGCAAGTAAATTACTAGATAAAAAAACAAAGGAGTCATGTCATTATGAAAAAAACTTATAAAAGAAGAATTGAAGACTTGAAGGATATATGTAATATCCAATGTTCTAAAGACAATTATGACGTTAGTGAATACATGAGAGGAATGGCAAATGGTTTATTATTAGCTGTTTCTTGTTTTGATGATAAAGAGCCAAAGTATTTTCCAGCACCTAAACCTAAATGGTGGGAGTTTTGGAAATGACTAATTTAAAATATATAAGGAGATAGTTATGAAAGATAAAAAATGTAATCATAATTGGAAATTTACTGGTTATGGTAGAGATAGGAGTAATAAAAGCTACTTAATTGCTCTTTGTAGTAAATGTGGAAAAGTAAAAGAAAAAATATTAACTATTTCTCCGATAACCAAATAATTATGATAAATAATATAAGGGGATTAAAATGAAAGGCAAATATCAACCATATACTTTAAATGTTGATTTATTCAATAAAACCTATCGTGCTTTAGGTGGCGTAGAAAAGTACATAAAACTTAGACTACAAGGCAAATCTTATAAGCAAATAGGTAAATACTTTGGATTTACTACTCAAAGAGCACACCAGATTGGAAATGTTTTGCAAAGTCAAGGATTAGTCCCAAAGCGTGCAGGTATAGAGGCAGCTTTACTTAGAAATATTGCGAAGGGGGTTAAAAAATGAAAGACTCAGTAATTTTTGAAGCGTTGAAGGTGGCTATCTTGAGGGCGTTTTTTGTGGCTCAGCCTGTTATGGACGCACAGGGCAATCAGGTGTACACAGGTGGTCAAATCTCTGAGGTAGTTAGGCAGATAATGGAGTCTTCTGAAATGAAAAAGCTGGTTGAAAAATTGGCAGAAGGCGTTTTGAAAAAAAAGGATATTATCGAAAAGAAGGTGCTTAAAGAGCTAGAGAGCTATGTAAAAGAAAGAACCGAAAGCCTAATTAAATGTGAGTATTCAATGGATAGTTGGATAAAAGAAGTTATGAATGAAATCGCCAAGCCAGTTATTGAGGAAGCTCTACAAAAAGACCAAAAACTTAAAGATAGAATTGCAAAGCAGGTCAATATCGAGGATTACAACTTAGACATTAATGTTTCGGTTAATATCACCAAAAGGGAAAGAGGCAAAAAATGAAAGTAAGTAGAAAAAGTGAAGTAGAGTTGCTAGGGGCAAAGATATTATTAAGTAAAAGTAAAAGTCTTAATTTGCTTAAACAAGTAAATGGGGAGTTAGAGAAGTTTAGTAAAAAATATAAATTCGTTGTTAATAAAGGAGGTAAAAAGTGATTACTAAACAATACATAATGGAAGCAGTTTCAAGGGGTTGGTGTAGTGATAAGAATAAGAAGAAAGTTTTTGATGTAGATTTAGCAAAAGAAATAGTGTCAGAAGTTATGAAGGTTTTAGATGATAGAAAAAAAGGTACAGTAACAGCAAAAGCTAGAGTTAAAACACTAGAAGATATTAAGGATGAGTTATTAGAAAAAGCAAAAGCAAAAGATGTTAAAGCATTCATGCAATATGACATACATCTTAACTATCAAAGCGATGATTTAATTCAGGCTGATAAAGATGGTGATGCTATTACATGGAGGCATACTATGGAGTTACGAAATACTGATTGTCTCAGATTTCAATTTCCACCAGATACAAGTCCATTTGATGTAATTAGGGCGTTGGATAAAATCAAGGATTGTATTAAAGATAGTATGAAAAGAGGTTTCAGGAAAGAAGAAATAGTTAGGCATACAAAGCCAAAGTCTAAGCCAGAAGGCATATCACCAGATATTCCTTTCTAAGTAAAAGCGTTTGGCGATATGAGGTCAGTTAGGATTCACCAAGAGTTATCGTCTTAACAGGTACAAGCAATCCAATAGATTTTTATTGTAATAGAAAATAGTAAGTGAAAAAATGATTGAAGGATTAGCAAAACCTTGGGGTGAATTAGCTTTGTATAATAGATACGCTACCTATTTGTGGGAAAGCAAGCTTCCTTATGTGGATTTCTTTCTTGAATATCCACCATTATCTTTGCCGTTCTTTTGGATTGCTCAAGTATTTGGGGAAAAGTGGTTTACTTTAACTTGGTATGGATTGATTGGATTGTTCGTTTTAGCAACCTTTTTGATGATTAAGAAGATGGGTGGTAGAGGATTTGCTTTTATAGCTTCTATTTTGCCTCTGGCTGGCTTATTTTGGGATAGGTTTGATATGATACCAGCCTTTTTCAGCCTATGGGCGGTTATCCTTTTAAAGAAAGAAAAGTATTCTCAAAGTTGGTTCTTTTTAGGATTGGCTATCTTAGTCAAAATTTATCCAGTTGTTCTACTGCCTTATTTTTTAGTAAAAACCCCGCTTAAATCAATTTTAAGGTGTCTATTACCATTAACTATACCTATCCTATTACTTTTAGGAATCATAAGCCTCTATGGTGGCTTAGAAGGCTTAAAGGGGTTTGCTAAATTCCAAGGGGTAAGAGGGGTTCATTTAGAAAGTGTTAGAGCAATCCCTTATTTATTAGACAAGGAGAATTCAGTTACAGAATTTCGCCATAATACTTTTGAGATTGGAGAAAAATGAGAATACCATTTTTATTAATCTTATTATCAATCTTGATTAGTAACACTTTTTCTCCTCAGTATTTAATTTGGTTAGCTCCCTTTGTAGCTTTCTTAGATGATGAAGAAATTGGTCTATTTATTTCCGCTTCTTTTTTGACTTGGGTTTATTTTAGACATTGGAGTGATTTAATCCAACTTCAACCTGTGGTGATATGGGTATTGATTATAAGAAACTTATTGTTAATCTTATTATTTTTGGTTTCAATTTATAAAATATGGGCAAAGAGTCGAAGAAAGGAGCTAAATGGCAGACATAAATCTTCTTGAGGAAATCGAAAGAGTTATGGATTTCTTAGAAGAAAGAAAGACGATTGCTGGCAGAAGTGGTAAGGCGAGATTATTAGCAATAGCAATTACACACCTTGAGACAGCAAGATTATTTATAAAAGAATCAGAGCAAAAGTTTCGGCAATTATGAGGTAGTGGGATTCACCAAGAGTTAATCGCCAATGAAAGTTACAAGTAATCCATAGTTTAAGTTACAGTGAGGGGCGAAAATCCCTTCAAGTGTTAGTTTTATTACTAACTTTGAGGGGAATTTTCATGGGCGTTTATGATTTTAAAAAAGATTTAGTAGAAGGTCATAAAGCAGAAGAAGAAGTTTTAAAAGTTATTAGGAGGACATATTCGAAAGCATATAGGGTTGAGGGATATTTTAAGTATTATGATATTGTTATTCCAGAGATAAATAAGTCTGTTGAAGTCAAATTTGATTGGGCTGCTAGAAACACAGGTAACTACTTTATAGAAACAGAGTTTAACAAAAAAGATGAGTATGGCGACATTGTTTCTGTTGAGTCTGGAATTTTAACAACTACAGCTAATTATTGGTGTGAAGTTGACCATGAATTAATTGTCTTTATTGAATTAGAAACCTTAAAACATCTTCTTCAAGACTATCAAATAGTGGTACTTCCACCAAAGAAAACAAGCCTAGGCGTTAAAGGGTATTTAGTGCCTAAAAACAAACTCATATTTAGTCCTTATGCCATAGTTATTGATAAGTCAGATAAAGAGAAGAAGTTAAGTTTATGAATGATTTAATTACAGTTGGTTCAAAATTATCTGTGGAGAAAAATGACAAAGTTAGCATTATTATCCTTTGCTGGAATAATGTTAGATATACTGAGGCTTGTGTTGAACAACTTTACAAAGTAACCTCTCCAGGCTTTGAGCTAATTCTTGTAGATAATTTTTCTACTGATAATACTAAAAATGTGATTAGTGCTTTAAAGGAGAAATATCGAAAACAAGGACACAGTATAAAATGTCTTTTTCATGAAAAGAATCTTGGATTCGCTAAAGGCAATAATAATGCACTTAAAATAGCAACCAAACCATATATTTGTTTTTTAAACAATGATATTTTACCTCAATATAATTGGCTAGAAAAAATGGTTGATGTTTTAAAAGTAAAACCTAAAGCTGGTGTAGTTGGTGCAAGGCTGTATTTTCCTAAAGACTTAAAAAGAGGATGGGTAATCCAACATGCAGGAATCACTTTTATAAATGGCGAACCCAAACATATTGGCAGAAACCAAGAAGATGCTTATGTTAAGCAAGCAGGAATTAAAGAAGTAGAAGCAATAACAGGGGCTTGTATGCTTGTTAGAAGAAAGTTAGCTAGATTCAATGAAGAATTTATTAGAGGATATTATGAAGATGTTGATTTATGTTTAAGAATCAGAAAAAGAGGTTATAAGATTTATGTTAATCATGAAGCAAAACTTGTTCACTATGAAGGAGTAAGCCATGATATTGCTAAAGAAGAAAATAGGTCAAACTTTGATGAAATTACTTTAAGAAATGAAGCACTATTTCATAGTCTTTGGGATGAGAGAATAAAGAGATTGCCTCAAATTTCAGAAAGAACAGATACTTCAAGAATATCTCATGTTAAAAAAATAGAAATAGGCGGTGGCATAAATCCACTTTATTATAACTATGGTCAAGTTGATTTGAGAAAAATTTTCAATGTCAAATATGTGAATGATGCAAGAATGTTGCCCTTCCCTTCTAATTCTTTGTCAGATATTTGTTCATGCTATATGTTGCAATGTTTAACAGGAAGAGAAGCAGAAATTGCACTAATTGAATGGCATCGTTGCTTAAAGTTTGGAGGCAAACTAGAACTTCATGTACCTGATTTAGAAAAAGTAATGAAAGTGTTTATTTCTACAAAAAATGAGAGCCTGTTAAGAGAAATCTATGGAGAACAAAAACATGAATTAGACCACTATAAATATGGGTGGACTTTCCAAACACTGAATAAGCTTTTATCGAAAACTAATTTTATAAAAACAACACGAATAAAAAGTCTTAAAAACAAACCTTATTCCCTATCAGTAATCGCTTATAAACCAGATGGAGATATTTAATAATGGCAAAGATTATTGCAAACATTGCAGTATAAAAATGCCAAGCGGATATGAAAACAACTAAAAATCACTTTAATCTATTCAAAAAAGAAGTTAAGAAATGGGTTGATATATTTGAGTTAAATGACTGGCAAGTATATTTTAAACATAAAGCAAGTAAGGGAGTGTTTGGAGTTTTAAGGACAACCTTAAAAGGAAAAGTAGCGACTTTTTTCTTTACTCAGAATTGGGATGATTATGCCTGTCCTTTGACTAAGAAGAATATAAAGAAAACTGCTAGACATGAGGCGACTCATTTATTGTTGGCTCGATTTAGTTGCTTGGCTTCTGAAAGATATATAAGTGGAAATGAGCTTGAGGAAGCTGAAGAAGAAGTGGTTAATAAGTTAGTAAATCATGCTTTAGAAATGTAGTATAATCCATTCGAAAGGAGTTAAATTATGCCATTACCAAACTTTCATGTATGTAGGATAGTTTCACCAGGAAGATTTCAAGAAGGTAGTTTTAGAAATATTACTAGAGGTAGAGGTGAAAACAGAGTTCAACTTGTAATTGCCAGAAAAAAAGGACAAACTACAACTTCTACTCAATCTGTCAGGTATCCAATAGACGTTTGGAGTGTAGATAGGGCTGAGAGGCATTGTAAAGAATTAGAGGGCACATTTGAGCGAGCCAGCTAAATGATATAAGTGATGGGGTTTGCATAGATTTAGTTAAAGAGGTATCAAAATGTCAAAAACTATAAATAAAGTTATCTTAGTAGGTAATTTAGCCCGTGACCCTAAGACAAATCAAACTAAAAAAGGCGATTATGTCTGTAATGCTACTGTTGCGACAGATACTTCACCCAATAACCAGCCACAATTCACAGATATTGTCCTTTGGAGTAAATCAGCAGAGCTTTTTCCTCAACTAGCGATTAAAGGCAGTAGAGTTTATATTGAAGGCTATCTCAACACTTTTACTAACCAAAATCGTCAGAGGACAGAAGTGGTTGTTTCTGATTTTATTGTCCTTAATCGTTTAGAAAGACATATAAGCGAATTTGTTGGAGATTCATTAAAAGATAAATCATTAGCAATTCAAGTAATAAAAGCAATTAGTGATACTTATAAACACAGTGATGTTTTAGTTGTTTCGGAAGGTGGTAAAGATGCTGAAAGGTTGAATTTACTTATTTCTAAGGCTTTTGATGGTAGTTTCCCTTATCAAGTAATTAGTTTTGAATCGTTTCCAGGCTTAGAAGATAGACCAGCAAAGAAATGGTTAGATGAGCCTAAATTTAGTTGTGAGGAATGTGGCAATGAATGTAAAACAAAAAGAGCATTGAAAGCTCACTATACTAAAAAACATCCTAAATTAGAAAAACCTCGAGTATTTATTAAAGTTAGCGGTTCTGTTAGCAAAAAAGAACGGATAAATGCTTTTAGGAAATATCTTGAAAAGAATCCTAAAGAAATCTTAATTCTACAACGCACTGATGACTCTGCTTTTATTGAAACCCAAAAAGATATTAGACCATTAAAGTATTTAGATGAGGAGGATAAATTATGAGTGATGAAGTAAAACAACCTGTATCAGAATCTGATACAAGTCCACATCCTAATACACCTAAGAATATTGATTGGGTAGCAGCTCAACAATATTACCTTGAGTCCTTTACTCGGACTTATCTTGAAGTGGCTAAGAAATTCAAAGTATCACTTACTTTAGTAGAGCAACATGGTAGTGATGAGGATTGGGTTAAGACTAGGAAAGAATTGGGTGAAAAAGCACTACAAGAGTTTGAAGCAAATAAGATTTACGAGATAGCACAAGTCAATTCTAAGCATTTAAGGGTTTTCAGAGGATTATTGTCAGTTGCCACTAAACATTTATTCGTACTTCAAAATGCTAAGGTTATCAAAACAAGTGATTTAAAGAATATAGCCGATACTTGCGAGAAGGCAGTTAATGGTGAAAGACTAATCTTTGGTTTGCCTACTAGAGTATCTAAATCTGAAATCATGGGTAAACTTACTACTGATTTACAACTATCGCCTGAGCACATGGCAAAAATGGATAAATTCTTTAAAGATGAAACACCAAAATGAAAAGTATCAGTGCCTTAATCGAAGAGTTTGGTAGACTAGAAACCAAGGCATATCTTCTTAAATTCTTTGAAGATGAAAACAATCTAAAGTATTTTGCTTCTTTATTTCCTGACCACATAGAATCACCACTTCCTGATTATCAGCGTGAGCTACACGCAATCATTCCTAAATACAGCAGAATAGCGATTGCTGCTCCTAGAGGCTCTGGTAAGACGACAACCATAGATTTAGTGATATTAGCCTATTATTCTTTATTTGGTAAATCTCCATTTTCACTTCTTATTTCAGACACCATGCCACAATCAAGACTTCATTTAGAAGCGTTGGCTAATGAATTAGAAGTTAATGAAGCTATCCATTTCTTATTTGGTGATGTTAAAGGCGATGTATGGGGTGCTGATAGCATTATGATTAAGACTAGCTATGGTGAATCCTTAATTTTGGCTAAAGGTGCAGGACAGAAAATCAGAGGATTAAAGTTTAGAAACCATAGACCGCATTTAGCCTTAATAGATGACTTAGAAAATGATGAATCAGTTGAGTCAGATGATAGGCGTATTAAATTAGAAAATTGGTTTAGATTTAACTTCCTAAGAGGATTGACTAAGAATGGCAGTAAGGTAATCATGCTTGGTACTATTTTGCATGAAAATGCTTTACTCAAGAAGATTATAGATAAGAAAGAAGCCTATCAGGGTTGGGAAGTTAGGAAGTATAAAGCTATTAAAGCTGATAATACTTCATTTTGGGAAGCTGAATTTCCAATGTCTTATTTAATAGATATTCGGGATAACCCACTACACCCTGAATATGCAGGTAGCATTGTTTTTGCTCAAGAGTTTCAGAATGAGCCTAGAAGTGAAAAGGATAGGATTATTAAAGCTGCTTGGCTCAAGTTTTATCACTCTAGTAGTAAAACAGATGATGAAGATTGGTTAGAAAAACTACAAATTATCGGTGGTGTTGACCCTGCTATTTCAGAAAAAGAAACTGCTTCTTATTTTGCCTTTACTACTATAGGAATTGATAAAGAAGGTCATGCTTGGCATTTAGAAACTATCAGAGGTAGATTTAGTGGGTTAGAGCAAGCTCAGAAGATAGTTGATTGTTACAAGCGTTTTAAGCATGATAAAATCGGGATAGAATCAATAGCTTATCAGAAAGTATTGAGTCAGTTAGTTAAAACAGAAGGTGCTAAAGAAAAAGCGTATCCTAAGATTAAAGAAATCTATACTGATAAGGATAAAGTAAGAAGAATGGTAGCTTTGTCAGCTAGGTTTGAAGGTGGCTTTGTCCACTTAGACAATGATAGTGTTGAATTAGAAAATCTTAAAAAAGAAATCTTGGCTTTTCCAGCTAAACCAAATGACTCAGTTGATAGTTTAATGTTAGCGCTTGAGACTTCTACGAAACCCAAGGCTCGTACTTTTAAAAGAAAGGCTAAAATATTTAGTAGTCCTGAATTAAGATAAAGAATTATATAATGTTATAATGAAAAAGCAAGTGAATTAATTATGATTAAACCATTAGCAGATAAATTTCCTTACTCAACTCATGTAAACAGATTGAATGAGTATTATGTAAACAATCAACTCTTAGAAGGTCAACACTTCAATGCCTTTGCACTTCAAGGCGACAAAGAATTTACTCAAAGATATGCTCAGCTTAGATATATAGTTTGTAACTTTGCTGGATTAGTTTCCAAGGTTATTGCGGATATTCTTTTTGGTGAAGAAGTACAGATAATCACAGAAAATAATCAAGAGTGGTTAGAAGATTTAATGTTTAAGAATCAGATGAAGATGCAAAACTATGAGTCGGCGATGTCTAACTCAGCTAAAGGTGATGCTCTTTATAAGATTAGAGTAGAAGATAAAGAAATCTTTATTGATGACATTAATCCTGCTATTTACTTCCCACATTTAAACTCAGGCAATCCTAGAAAGAAACCAACAGTCGAAGAATTAGCTTGGACAGAAGAAATAGGCAAGACTAAATATTTAATTAGAGAAATCCACAGTTCAGGTAAAGTAGAAACTCAAGTGCATGAGTTAGATGGTAAAGGCAACATTGATATTGAAGTACCTGTTGATGATTATAATAAGATTGCAGATACTAGCTATGTAGCTTCAGTTGCAACAGGTATTAAGAAAAACCTTCTAATTCACATTCCCAATTATCGTTATTCAGGTAAGTATTTTGGTGTTTCTGATTATGTAGATATCAACAATCTTATGTTTGCTCTAAATAACAGAATGACTAAGATTGACAATATTTTAGATAAGCACTCAGACCCAATTTTAGCTGTACCAGAAGGGGTTTTAGATGAAGAAGGCAAGGTTAAGAAAGAAGCCTTTGGAATGATTGAGGTTACTGAAGAAGGCAATAAACCTGAGTATATTGTCTGGAATGCGAAATTAGAAGTTGCTTTCAAAGAGATTGATAAGTTGGTTGAATTTATGTTTATGTTTTCTGAAACCAGTCCTGATGTATTGGGATTGGGTAAAGGGCAAGCAGAATCAGGTAGAGCTTTAAAGATGCGATTACTTCGCACTCTAGCTAAAAGAAACAGAAAACAACTTTATTATGACCAAGGCATTAAAGAAACATTATTAGTTGCTCAAGAATTATCTAAGGCTAAAGGATATACAATTAATGGTAATAAAGCTAAAGATGAGCCAGCAGTACCTCACCTTAAATGGTCAGATGGTGTTGTAGATGACCCTTTGGAAAACACTCAAATTGAAACCATGAAAATTGAGTCAGGACTTTCATCAAGAAAGAGGTCAATTATAAAACTGGAAAATGTGGAAGAAGATGAGGCAGACAAGATTGTTAAAGAGATTGATAGTGGAAAAGCAGACTTTGAGAGTAACTTATAAATATCATATAATTAAGATATGACAAAAGGAATTTATAAGCGAAGCAAACCAGCTTGGAATAAAGGTAAAAAATTATCTGAGTTGAGAATGTTTGCAAAACCTTAAATATGAAATTGAAATTATTTATTCTATTAGTAACTGCCCTTATTATTGGTTTATTTTCTTATGGCTTTTTTCAAATATCTTCTTTAAAAAAACAAGTCCAAAGTTTTAAAGTTATTCCTGAAGAAATCATCAAAGAAATAGATGCTGAGCAGGGTGATTTTGAAAGTGCAGTATGAAGACTGGGGTTTTAGTCTTATTTTATAAGAGTGCGTCTAAGAAGATAATCAAAACAATTAATGCTGGTACTCCTTTTAGTAGAGCTAGGAAATTAGCTACCTTAAAACAGATAGATGTAATATTAATTGAACTAGATAATAAAACCAGAAAGTGGGTTAATCGTGAAACTAAAAATGCCTATTCGCAGGGTAAAGAGGATACTAAAAATCTTTTGGCTAAAGCTAAAATTAAAATTGAAACATCTTTTAACAAAATAGATGAAGAAGCAGTTAAGATATTAGCCAGCGACACTCAACTTCATTTCGCTGAAGCCATAAGTGGGGTTAAAAGATATTCAGCTAGGATTTTAGATAAAGCCAGTAAAGAAAGAATTAAAGCCATCTTAGTTGAAGGTAGAATAAGCGGTGCAACCAAAAAGGCAATTTCTGATAATATTGCTGGTCAACTAAAAGAAGGATTTATTGCCTTAAAAGATAAAGCAGGTAAGAATTGGAAGATAGAAACCTATGCTGATATGTTGGCTCAGACTAAGATGACTGAAGCCACCAATCAAGGATTGCAGAATCAGCTATTACAAGAAGATTACGACTTGGTACAGGTAACAAAGCATGGTACTAAATGCCAGCTTTGTAAACCTTGGGAGGGTGAAATACTTTCAATAAGCGGTAATTCAAAAGAATATAAATCAGTAAGTAAAGCTGAAAGTGCAGGAGTATTTCATCCAAGATGTCAGCATAGATTCGTGCCTTACCATGAAGATTTTGCTAAACATTCAAAACAATGGTCAAGTAAATTAGAAAAGTATATTTGATTTGAGTTAAAATCAACTATGTTATAATGAAAATAATTAAAACCTTTACGGGTCAAACCCGTTAAAAAATGTTAAGGGGGTGAATAATTAAATATGTCAGATAAAGACAAGTCAAAAGGGAAACAGAGTGCGGACTCTGATAAAGATAAAAACAAAATTACCGATAACTCCCAAGATGACGGTAAGCAAGATGCTACTTTGACAGATGAGCAATGGGAAACTGCTTTTAAGCATTCCCGTTTTAAGTCTCTCAATGAGCGAGCTTCTAAAGCTGAGAAAGCGTTAGCGAAACTAACGCAGAAGGCTGACGAAGATGCCGAAGGCAAGCTCAAAGATGATAAAAAGTGGCAAGAGTTGGCTGAGAAGAAAGAAAAAGAAGTCGAAGCATTAAATGCTCGTGTAACTTTAGCTTCTAAAACTCGGTCAATAATTGAGGAAGCGATAAAACTAGGGATTAAAGATACAGACGCAGCGACCAAGCTGATTGATTTAAAAACCATTGAGCTTGATGAGGATGGGAAACCAACCAACGCAGCAGAAGTTGTTAAAGCCTTAGCAAAAGCCAAACCTTACTTGATTACTGGAGAGCCAGCAAAAGATATTGGGGCGAATATAAACCCTGATACAACTGATGGACAAAAGAAAGTTTGGAAATCATCAGAATTGCGAGAAAAAATGCGTGATTCAAAATGGTATCGCAAACATAGAAAAGAAATTGACAAAGCCTATGAAGATGGGCGAGTCGATTTTAAAAAGTAGTCATTTCTTTAAGGGGGTGAATAAATAAAATTATGGGTACAGATAGATTAACAACAACACAACTTCAGTATCATATTCCCGAAGTATGGGCTAATAAGGCACTTGGGTACTTACCTAAGTATCTTAACTTGGTCAAGACTGTTACAGTGGATTTTGATGCTGATGAAATCAAACAATACGGAGATATAATTAATATAGCTAAGCGTGGAAGTTTAAGTGCTAATGACAAAGATGCAGATGCAGATGTTACGAGACAGCAAGTTTCTGATTCTAGGGTATTTATTACTCTGAATCAGCACAAAGAAGTTACCTTCTCACCAGAAGACGTAGCTCGTGCTTTCTCAAAACCAGATGTTATTGAAGGATACATGGATGATGCAGCTATGGTGTTAGCCGAAGCGGTAGAAGATACTTTGGCAGCACTTTATGCTTCAGCAGGTAGTACATACGATGCTGGTACAGCAGTTGAATTAGCAGATTTAAGAGCAGGTCGCAGAGTGCTTGTCACAAACAAAGTTCCTCAAAATGCGCCTTTATATGCTTGGTTAGATGAATACGCAATCGAAGATTTGCCTTTAACAGATGCGTCTGTTTTAGGTTATGCTGCACCTGTATTGGAAGGTTCTATTGCAAAACTGGGAGGTTTCAATATTTTTGAAACTCAGATGGTAAAAACATCTGGTTCTCCTAGCACTTACCACGATTTGCTCTACGCAAAATCAGCAATGGCTCTAGCGGTTAGACCGCTGCCTATGGATGCTGAAATATTTGGCGGAGCAAAACAAGCGGTTGTAAATGATGCAAGAAGTGGTCTTTCAATTCGTGTAACAATGTCTTACGATGCTAATGCCTTAGCACCTCAAATTACTTTAGATATTCTTTGGGGAGTTAAAGTTCTAAGAGCAGAGCATTTAATTGACTTTTATCACACTAACGCCTAGTTAGTAGATAAATGAAGTATTTAAAAGAAGCCTAACACCTCCTTTAATTCGCTAAGGGTTATTGGTGGTGTTAGGTTGTTGTATTTTGTTAAGCAAAACTATAAACTTGATATTTCTATAAAATTGAATTATAGTTAAAGTATGAAGAAATGCTCCAAATGTAAAAAGACTAAACCTTTGTCTGGTTTTAATAAAGACCCAAAAAGCCCTAATGGATTAAGTTATTTATGTAGTCAATGTGGTAGTATAATTAGTAGAAATTGGTATAGAAATAATCTTGAAAAGGTATTGAAATACAGACAAGAAAATCGAGATAAAATAAAAGCCTACCAGAAAAAATATTATCAAGACAATAAGAGTAATCTGAATATAAAAAAGAGTTAGAAGAAATGGAGAGACAATAACTTAGAACAGTAGCATACATTAGAAATAGTAGAAAACAGGCAAAAAAGTAATAAGTATTAAGGAGATAATGAAATGTATTTAGTCAATCCAAGTAATAGAATAGTTGAAGTAACTGATAAGAGGATGTTAAAAGAGCTTCTTATTACTGATGGTTTTAGAAAGGCTACTGATAAGGAAATAGCAGACTTTTTTGAAAGCAAGAAAGTTAAAAACCATAAGGCAATCAAAAAAGACGTTTTCGGTGTTTACTTACAAACAGTTACCACTACTCCAGATGGTTATGGTCAATCCTATGAAATATTACTCAATTCACTTAAAAATAAGGGAATTAATGTTTCTTTAAAATACTCCAATCAAAAAATAGGGATTTTATACTCCTATCCCTATGGTATTACTCGACTACAAACTCCAGTTAAAATCATTTACACAATGTTTGAATCCACCAAGATACCTAAAGAGTGGGTGGATTTTTTAAAAATGGCAGATAAAATATTCGTACCTTCTAAGTTTTGCCAGAAAGCATTTCAGAAAGCAGGAGTTGATGTAAATGTAATTCCTCTTGGGTATGACGATGATGTTTTCAAATTTAAAGATAAGATTCGAGAAAATGATAATGAAGCTTTTACATTTCTACACTATGACGCTTTTAATACTAGAAAAGGGTGGGATTTAGTTTTCAAGGCTTTTACAGAAGAATTTACTGATAAAGACAAGGTTAAACTAATCCTTAAAACAAATAAAACAAGCCTTCCTTTTCCTATCCTTAAAAGTCAGTATCCTAATATAAATGTTATCAAACAATCATTTTCTAAAGAGTCATTAGCTAATTTAATTCATAAATCAGATTGTTTTGTATTCCCATCAAGAGGTGAAGGCTTTGGATTACCACCACTAGAAGCTCTAGCTTGTGGTACTCCTGTAATCGTGCCTAATGACTCAGGTATGAGTGAATACTTTAACAAAAAGTATTTCTTTGAATTAAAGATTGATTGTTTAAAACCAGCTTTATATCGAAGATTTAAGGCAATAGATACGGGCTTTATGATTGAGCCTAGTTTGAAAGATTTGAAGAAAAAGATGCGATATGCCTATGAGCATAAAGAAATAGGTTTAAAGATGGCTAGGGAAGGTGCTAAGTGGGTTAAAAAGAATTACAGCATTAAACAGACAGCAAATAAGTGGGAATCTGTTTTAAATAGTTTCAAATCATCAAAATCTGATAGTTTAGTTAAACCTCAAATAGTTGGAAATATATTGAAAGTAGAGGAAGTTTAATGAATATAAAATTTTTATCTTGTTTTTTAGACCATAGTGAATATGCTCGAGCAGCTAGAAGTTCTCTTTTAGCCATGACAAAAGCTGGAGTCAATGTATCAACACAAATTTTGTCTTATCAGGTAAAGACAAGTGATTTTGGCGAAGGCAAAAAACTAGCAAAAAAACTAGAAAATAAAAAGATTAAGTATGATACTAAGTTAATAATGCTTACTCCTGATAAGGCAGCACTTCAAATGGAAAAAGGTAAATGTAATATTTGTGCAATGCTTTGGGAAGTGTTGGGGTTGAATGAAGAATGGGTAGAAAACATGAATAGGTTCGACAAAATCTGGGTAGCTTCTCAGACGCTTGCAGATACTTTTAAGCAAAATGGTGTTCATAAACCCATTAAGGTTGTTAAGTTACCCATTAAGGTTACAGATAAACGTAAACATAAAAGGCTTAAAATTTTAGGGTTTAATGGTTTTCTTTTCTATTCTATTCTTCAATGGGCAGGAAGAAAGAATCCTAAAGCATTACTCGAGGCTTATTGGAAAGCTTTTGAGAACAAAAAAGATGTAGGTTTATTGTTAAAAGTTTATAGAGCAAGCTTCAGTGAAGATGAAAAAGAATTAATTAGGAAAAACATTAAAGAATGGAAACAAGAATTTAATTTAAGTCACTATCCTAAAGTGTTTTTAGTATTTGGGGAATTAAGTAATGAAGAATCAATGAGATTGCATAGTACAGGAGATTGTTTTGTATCAACTTATAAAGGAGAGGGTTTGGGGTTATCACAGATAGAAGCTATGTCTATCGGTAATCCTATTATTTCTGCCAATTTTGGTGGGATTCATAAACTTTTTAATGATGAAAACTCGTGGCTTGTTGATTATAAGCAGACACAGGCATTTAATATGATACATAAACAACTATGGGCTGATGTAGATGTTGAGCAATTAAGAAAAAGCATGTTAAAAGCATATCTTAATAGAAAACTGACTGCTCAAAAAGGAAAACTTGCTAAAACTTTTATTAGGGATAATTTGAGTATGGGTAAACATTGGCAATAAAAACATCAAAAGTTTTTATTATCAATGCTATAATGAAGATATTATGTCACCCTCAAAAGAAGTTAAGGCAAAAATCACTGATATTAAAGTAAATAAAGAAAAAGGCTTTGCTATAGTAGGGGTAGAAATTACAACAGGTACTAGAAAGTATCACAAGGCATTTCAAGTCAAATCTACTCAAAAAGTAACTTTCGATGACTTCAAATTAAAGTTAGTAGATATGGTCAAAGCGGATATAGAAAAGGAAAAGAATAGTATTGATAATATGAAAGAATTAGAGAAACATAAAGGCATCCAGTTTAAATTAAAATTGGATACTAAAACCACTAAGGGGGTGAATAAATAAAATATGGCAACATTTACATGGAATTTACAAGGTGTAGCAGACACAGAATTAGAAGATACAGATAAACTTCAATTCGCAGGAGCAGCTTTTGATGATGCTGTCACTGTTTCTGAGTATCAAGATTCAACTCACGTTGAAGCAGCAGGAGGTGCTGATGATTCAGATGGTAATACTCCAAACAATGTGAAATTTATTTCACAAGCTGGTGGAGGTGGAGGCGATTCACAAGCAGATTGGGGTGATGGTACAGAAGATATTGACGCAATTTTGGAAGCAGAATGTACTTTAGATATTCTATTCAATCATGGGTCATCAGTTATCACTGAAAATGCTATTTTCTTTGCTTACGATGGTACTACTCCAGCCACAGGTCCAACAGGAGTTACTTTCCAAGCATTTGAATTAGGAGATACTAACTTCACAAATTGTGAAGGAAGTGGGTCAGCTTTAGACATAGAGGATGACACAACTGCTGAAGACCACCACTACTTTATTGGTGTATCAGCAAGTCCAGATTCAGTAGGTCTAAAAACAGCATTTAAGATGCGTATTGAGTTGACTTACGCTTAAAATCAGTATTATTAATTAAGGGATGTTAAAATCACTTTTAACAACCGCTTAGTTGAATGAGGAAACTAATTTGACTAAGCAAAAGTATTTCGGAGGTATTTATGAAAGTTAAAATAAATGTATTCAAAAATAAATGCAGATGGTTTGCGTCATTATCCAATGGTGAAAATGCAGTAGAAGGCAAAGATAAGTTTGAAGAAATTAAAGGTGAAATATCACCTTGGCAAAAGCTATTAGCATATATTGAAAAAAACAAGCTTACCATTACAGGTATGCAGATTAGAGCAGAAGGTAAAGTCTTTACTCTGCCCTCAACTGAGCCTAAATTTGGCGGCGAAGTCCCTTTAGGATATAAGTATTTCAGAAAAGCAGTAGCAGATATGATGTCTGACAATCCTAAAGATTTGCACTTAGCAGAGCTTTATATTTGCATACAAGCTATCTACAAGAATTTCACAGTTAGCTTATGGGTTGATGAAAATAATAGTAAAAATTCTTGGGTTAGTGTAGAATTAAACAAATAAATTAAAAACTGTTGGAGCTTTTGGCTACAATTCAAGATTTAATATAGAATTGCCTTATTTCTAAGGAAACCTATATTACTTCTGAGTTATAGTCTCCAACAAGGAGACTTTTTCATTTTAATGAACAACACACATTCAATTGATTTTGAGCGAGATTTTTCTCAATGTAGTTATATTCTTGATAATGTCCCACTTTCTATTACTGCCGACATTTCTATTGAGATGTGGGTTAAATTCGAGACACTGCCTTCTGTTGTTGGCTCTAGTAATTATTTATTATCTAAATACGCTGGTGATGTACGGTCTTATACTCTAGGTATTGATGTAAATGATAAACTCTTTTTCATTGCTAGTGATGGTGGTGAAACTCCAATTTATACCTCAACAACTTCGACTGATGCTGTGGTTGGTTCGACTGGAGTGTGGATACACGTAGCGGTAACATGGGATGCTTCTGAGAAACTATCGGGAATAACTTTATACAAAAATGGTTCACCAATAGCTGTTACTGGTGGCAACAATCAAACAACTACCATGATGGATAGCAATGTCCCTTTTGTTGTTGGTGGAATCGGTGACAATCCTCCTTTTTCAAATTATCCTGACGCTAAGATAAATAATGTAAGAGTTTTTTCAGATGTCCGTACCCCACAAGAAATTATAGACAATCGGTATCAAGTTCTTACTGGTACAGCTAATAACCTAGTTGGTAGCTGGTATGCTTCTGAAACCCATGATGATTTAGCAGGAAGCAATGACTTGACAGCTCTTGGCTCACCTGTATTTTCAACTGACACACCTTTTTGGACAGGAAGCCAAACAGTAACAGCTAAAGGTAGTATTCAAAGACAATTTGCTCAAACAATAACTGCAAAAGCTTCAATCAGAAAATCGTTCATACAAACTGTAGCTACTAAGGGAAGAATTCAAAAGCAGTTTATTCAAACTATCCAAGCTAAAGTTTCTATAAAGAAATTTGGGCAAAGTCAAACAATAACTGTCAAAGCTGCTATCCAAAAACAGTTTAGTCAAACTATAAATTCTAAAGCACGAATTGAAAAAGAATTTTCTCAAACTATTCAGGCTAAAGCTCGAATAACAATAACCTCCAGTCAGACAGTAACAGCTAAAGGTAATATCTCAAAACCAGGAAATAGTACAAAACTAGCAAGAATTACAGGTCAAGATACTGCTGATAAATCTAAATTAGCAAGAATTCATGGACAGGATACAGATAACTCAGCTAGAAGTGCTGTAATCGCTGGTGAATATAGAATGATTGCCTATCCTTGGCAAAGAAAGACATGGTTTGAAGGTGCTAGGGCTTGGAGAGCATTATTTAATCCAACTGAATCAAGAATTGAATTTTGGTATTCAGATGATTACGCACAATCTTGGACAGAAAATACTAATGCAAGAATTACAGATGCAGGAGTTTCAACAGACTTCTTTGTTAGAGATAAACCAACAATCCAAGTAGTAATTGCTTATTCAAATGGTCAAGACATTCTAATAAGGGAAAATAGTGGCACTTATCCAGGCACAGCTTGGGCATGGGAAGCTGCTTCAACAATAACTTCAGGTGGGGCTAATGATAAATATATTTATCCTGCTTTAGCTTTACTTAAAAATATTAAATGGCAGGTTTCTTATACTCACCACGATACTAATATTGCTGATTATTACTATATTGAATCTAGGAAATCTACAACTCCTAATCAAACAGTTAATTGGGATGGCATAACAGTTTTAAGTAACAATACAAATGCTTCACCTAATTGTTTTTCATCCATTGGCAGAGTTGGTGTAGCTCAAGAAGATACCTTGTGTGTTTGGGTAAGGGATGACGCTTTAGAATATAAAGAAGAAGATAATGGCTCTTGGGATGTTTCTGCTACTTCAATAGCAACAGTTTGTGGTTGTTATCCTGAATTTGGATTTGCTCTTGATAACTATACTGTATCAGGTGAAATTCATATAGTTTATGTTAAAGCTGATGGCACAATTTGTGAAAATGATTTTGTACATGACTCAGGATTACAAGGTGAAGAAGTTTTAGAAGCAACTCCAGGTGGTAGATTTCCAACTGTCGCAGAGCATTCAGAAGGCGAAGCTCATTACTTCTGGATTAGAGGCACTGACCTTTATACTTATCAAGAAGGTGTTGGTAAATCAATCGTACAAGGTGGGTTATCACGCTATGCTTCTTGGTTAAATGTAAACCAAAATGCTTCATTTGAAGTCTTATTTGTAACTTGGCAAGAATTTGACACTATAAATTCTATATTTGTAGAAGGTCAATCCCAAGATGCTAGGGAAGCTCGGATACATGGTCAAGACACAGATACTAATGATAGGTTGGCTAGGATTACTGGTCAAGTAACTGACAACTCAGATAAGTTAGCAAGAATTCATGGGCAAGACACAGACGCTTCAAGCAGAAACGCAAGGATTACTGGTAAAACATTTACTGGTGAAAGATTGGCAAGAATTCATGGTCAGGATACTGAAGTTGGTGAAAGAGAAGCACGGATTCATGGTGAGGCAGTAGGCACTTCTGATAAAAATGCAAGGATTACTGGTCAAGATACAGATAATTCAGGGCGAGAAGCTAGGATAACTGGTAA